GCACGCTCATTAAATATAATTGGTTCCCCGGTTATATACACTAGAATTGTCATTCTATATCTCCTATGCAGTCATCGCTGATTTACGTCCACCAAATGAACTTGAATATCTATTAAGCTTATCTTTCCACGAAACTACTGGTTTGTCAATCCTTTTTTCTGGGGCACTGAGTTCTTCGAGTAAAAGACCCGCATATGCTAAACAGTCACATAGGTCATCGTGAGTACCAGCTGGGAACTGCAACATCTCAGTCGTGAGCGTATGTAGCCATGGCGCGTGTCTTGGGAAGAACACTTTCCCCTGCTGAATACGTCCCTGAATGGATCGCGCCCTTAACTCTTTATCCCGTCGTCCCGGTAACTGCTCGTGGATATATAACGAGTACGCTTTCCGTTCGCGGATACGTTTATTGAGAAACGGTCCTAGCGCCATCTGCATATGCGTGCGCTCTATACCCGTAGCTATCGGTTTCCACTGCTCGTACTGATCGATGATTTTCTCCACGATCTCCATAGCGTCCATACGCTCACGAACTATATCTAATACATAAATATTTTCATTCTGATCCAGCCCAAACACAACGCTCGCTGTATAATCGTTAGTCTCTTTCTGCCCCAACGCTAAATCCCAAGTTGCGTACACATTCAGATTATCCGGTTTAACTTTATCTGGAGACTCACTATCTGACGATGTCTGCCAGTACTTAAAGAACTCCTTTTTAAAATAGGCACCCTCATCTAACGTAGGGGTCTGCTGATACAACGAGGCCCAGTTCCGCTCATTACCCGGAGCATTCTTAATCATGTTCAACTGATCTAACGGGTACCTTTCTGGATGCAACGCTTCACCCGACTTACGGTACTTCTCGTCCTCCGTAGCGATAGCAGGATACATAACAACATCCCATTTCTGAGTAGGTATCCCTAACTTCTTAGCCTCTGCCTCCTGCTCTAACAGTCTCCCGAACAGATCATCGTGATGCCAGCGGGTCATAATAAGCAAACACCCTGCTCCCGGAGCTAAACGAGTATAAGCCGTAGTGTTCCACCAGTTCCACGCCATCTCACGGTTAGTTGTACTATTCGCATCCTCAAAGTTCTTAATCGGATCATCCACGATCATAACGTGAGCACCACGACCAGTAAGCGGTCCACCAACACCTGCTGCGGTAAACGCTCCGCTCTCAGTTGTCTTCCACTTCGCTACCGACTGGGAATCTGGATCCAACTTACTCTCTTTGAATACGGTCTTATAACTCTGCTCCCTAAGGATAGTTCGTACATCTTTAGACATATCCATAGCTAAGTCAGCTGAGTACGAAGACATAATAATCTCCATCGCTGGATGGTTACCTAAGAACCAAGCAGGGAACATAACCGATGCTAGTCTGCTCTTTCCATGGCGCGGGGGAGCCATAATCATTAGTCGTGGTGATTTCTTGTCAATTACATCTTGTGCGAACTGTTCAAGCTTATGGCAGAGATCTTTGTGGAACCACCCTGCATCATAGTCGGTCTGCATCCGCTGTACAAACGGTAGCAACCTCCTACGTGCTAATGCTCTCCTCGCTAACTCCTGCTCTTGTATCGATTTGACCCGATCTTTACTGAGGCATCTATCGCATACTGCCGGGTCGTTGTCTGTCTGCTTACCGCAGTCTGTAGTTTGACACAGGGACATATTACTTCAAATCTGGCATAACATTGGCTCGCCTACGCTCCATTAATAATAGCTATTAACTCATCATCCGACAGTTCTTCCATCTGCTCTATTTTAGTATAGTTAGCTGATACTGTCACTGTCTTCTCGGGTTCGTACACACCGTGCATCTTACCTAGCTCACGGATAGCGGCTACCTCTTCAGTTGAAGTTGCCGACTTACGATGCGCCTCGAACAGCATCGCCGTTAACTTATCTCTCGACACCTTATGTTCTATTAACGCCTCGTTCTCATAGAAATCTAAGTTACCCGCTACAGCATCTGTCTTCATCCACCGTAACGCCGTTGCGCGTGTTATCCCCGCAGCGTTAGCCGCAGCGCCAACGTTATGTAAATTAGCGTAACTATGTACAAACGCTTGTTGCTGCCGGTCAAGTTTTGGTAAATTATGTAAATATTGATCTGCGTTCATGGATTCCATAGTGCTAATATACCATAAAAATTATTTTTTATTTTTTTATTTTTTTATTACTTGCCAAAAAATTTTTATTTTTTTATTTTTTTATTACTTGCCAAAAATTTAGATATTTTTTACTGATTATCAAAAATTTAGCTATTTTTTACGGTTTATAACCTCCTGTCTACCCTTCCCCCACCGCGATTATACGAGGGGGCCAATCCGGATTTCAAATCTTGACTCCCGATTCGGATTCCATCAGCCCAATAGGGGACCCATTGAACGAACAACCTTTTTGTTAAGCGATAGTCGGCATTTCGTCGGCTCAAATTGGAGATACAAATGATTACATTAATAGCTAAAAAGTTTAGGGTTGAGAGTTCATGTGGCTGCGGTTGTGGTGCTGAAGATGTTTGGTTGGAGGATTATAGTCTCGTCCTCCCAACAGCTATGATCTCGTTGGGCGCGTGGATAGTCGAGGCCATAAACAGTGCGGCAGAGGCCGAAATGGCGGAACACAACGCGTACTACGCCTGGGAGCACGGGCGAGAAGAGGCAGAGTGGGTGGAGCGCGTCCGCCCTGAAGTACTCGCGGTGCGTGAAGCCAGAGAAGAGGCTAGAGCAGAAGACGCTCTTATCGAGGCTATAAGAATAGCACGATTTAAGCAGAACGCCCGATTAGAGCAAGAAGAGATATACGCTCAAGGAATCTCGACCCCCCACAGTGCCCGAAGAGACCGTAAAATGCGAAACCGGTCAGGGTTAAAACGCCGGCGCATCTAACCGGGAAAATAACACTAACGATAAAGCCGTTAGTGTTATTTTTTTTCAAACAACTGCCAACTGCTACCACCATTAACAGCGCTGGTGGTAACAGATAAAAGCCTTTTTGTTAAGCGATAGTCGGCATTTCGTCGGCTCAAACTGGAGATGTAAAATGAGTAATGATAACAATGGCGTGAAGATGGTTCTAGAAACTAGTAAAGGTGCCCTAACCGGCGGTGTTAAGCTCGACCAACAAGTTGTAGGGTTAGCGCTTAAAGGGCTAGACTCAAAGATACTAATCGGCGGTGAGTGGTACGATGCCGAAAGATCGAACGATGTCGGGCGCGGTAATGCTAACTACAGAGTTTTCGGTAGAGGCATAACCGCATTTGTATATTTGAATCGCAAGGATAAGAAGCATTTGAATTACGCGATGATATATGAGTGGGATGACCAGCAAGTACCTGTCGCTAACCCGTTCTAACCGAGGAAAATAACACTAACGATAAAGCCGTTAGTGTTATTTTTTTTCAAACAACTGCCAAAAGCTCTCAAACAACTGCCAAAGCCTAAAAGCAAGAGTTGGGGGGGAAATGGCATGGGCGCTATCAATGGAAATGGCATGGGCGCTATCAATGGAAATGGCATGGGCTGCATACCACCATTGACAACTAAAAATAGACATAAGACAAGTGTTTATAGGCAGTGACAGTAGTCAGCCCTGCCCATCCAGTGCCCCTAACCTCTCCGTCACGCTCTGCACAGCACCCCCCCCTACCCTAGCCTTCCTTTTTTGTCAACGCCCTTCTCCGGCTCTCCTATGTGGTTTGTGGATTTTCGGCTTTTGCTTTTTGTTGTATGAGTGTTGACATTTCGTTGACATAAACTCACTCATTTTTATTTAACGCAACAGGAGTTATATTATGAAGAAGTCTATAAGTTTGAATAAGGTTAAAGATATTATTACTGGATTAGAAGAAGATTTTAATCTTGATGATGAGGTAGTTGTTGATTATGTAGTTGATGTTGATAACATGATTAGTAACTATGTTGATAGATATGGTTACTCTAAGGAATCCTTCTTGGATTTGATAACAATGATTGTTGACCATGGACACCACCAACCTGAGTTTATTTATAAGGTGATTGAACTTTATAACAAGACACACTTGGTGGATAACGACTTGTATAAATAATGGAGATACACAACATGAGTACGAAGATAAAATGGAGAATATGATGAACAGAGCATTTAAGAGAAAGCAACAGCGGGAAGCACGGAGATTACAGCTGGTTAGGGGAACGACAATGAGTTGTTTCTTGTATCAAGATCCGCTAAAGATCTTGATAGCATTAGAGGGAAACAAAGAACCGAGATCAACAGTATCTCATAACACTAACAGTGACGAAGTCACTAAACCATTATATATTAATTATTAAAGGAGTCAATTATGACTAAAGTAACAAAAAAGAAAGATGTGAAATATGTAACTGGGTACGATTTGAATGAGTTAAGCAATGTACCTGGATTTGATGTATTAACCCGAAACATTGTGAATAACGCAGTGTTTAAAATGTTTATGAAGGCACAGGCCTATGTTAAACAGAAGGAGAGAGTTGAGCGTCTACAGAAGTATGGTATGGATGTCGATAGTCGAGTGGATAAAATCGAAGAGATCCGAAGAGAGATTCAGCATTATTATTGGATTGGGCAAACTGTCGCACCATTCGGACGGGAATTCGATAAAATTAATAAGATGCATATATCGACGGTGCATATTCCTGATTTAGTCATCGAACGAGCTGAAGCTGATCTAGATAAAACAGATAAGCCGAAGATTTTAGCTGCTCTAGTAAAAGGTATTGAAGTTATAGAAAGCCTGATGGATGGTATAGAGCCAATACCTAATCGACATGACAACGCTTTCGAGAATGAAGGTGGAGTCGACGGTGTGATATTCACAATGATCGAACAAGCGATAGATTGGGTACAACCACCAAAGTTTGGAGTAGACCCGACTTATGAGCAGGCAACAATGTTCTCATTCTTCGAAAATAACTACGAGCGAGATGTACAAGAACTCGCACCGTTTGTTAAGCATTGGAAGGAGATGACTATAGGCGTAGATAAAGCGACTGAGTTGAACGGAGGATATACTTCAGTAGATCTTACCGAGCATACGAGTGGTGAATCGGTAGAGAGAAGAGCCGCCTAAGTGGTTAAGGCAATTAATAGTTAGATTAGCTATCAGTGAAATACTGGTAGCTAGACTGACTATTTTTTTATTAGCCTCCATGGGGTCCGCTAAGTGCTTAACTATTGCCTCTAAGTAATAGTTAAGCACTTTTAGCTTTTATAAAGTGGTAAATCTACTTGTTCTCTGTACAGTTAACGATAGAAAAGTAGCAACCGCGCTTAACAACAGTAAAAAAGTATAAAAAGCGCTTAACTTTAGAAATCCGTCTTAGGCTAAGACGTAAAATTAGCCTCATGCCGCCAATTGACAACCTAAAAAATGACATTTGACAGCAAAATAAGCTGGTCACTTATAAAAATGACCATTTCTAACAATAAACACCGCAAATCTCAGAGCAACACCGGACGGTTTCGCCCTTTTTAGGCTTTTTGTAGTCCTAAAGCATTGATAATAAGCAATATCAACTAAAAATCCCACTCTCACATCCTTTTTTTAAGTCGCATCCCGTATATATATATTAAATGTAATTAAAAAATTTTAGACGAAATTTAACTAAACTATCTTTTTTTGCTGTTTAAGCACCTTGCTTCATACTTACTGTTGTTAATTCAACCACTTGCGGTTAACCTCATTTCTGTAAGGGTATTGTTAATAACTAGATTAAACCTCGGTAAAGCAATAACTTAGCCCCAACACCGCAAATAAATGGATGCGGTGTTACCGATAGTTTTGACATCCCATTTTCATTATGTTAAAATACCTATTTTCACTGTCCAGAGGCCACTATCCATGATCCTAACTGTTATAGACACTGTATTACCACTTACAAAGAGTTATGACCAAAAAACAAAGAAATTATCGAAAACCCCCAATGTGCCATTCCGAGTATCATCCCAAGAGGTAGAATATACCTCGATAGAAGAGCTTCACCCATTATTACAAGAGGTAGCCGCCCAACAGAATGTCATTTTAATTGGCCAATTTAAGCGAAAGTTAGAGAATGAGTCCCGGGCTAAAAAGACTCAATCGGTATCCCCCAATGAATTATTAGTCATAGATGTAGACAAATATACACTATCCAACCACCACGATGTAGAGAATTTACCCCAAGCGTTTATAGAAACACTACCATCTTATTTCCATAATGTGTCATTTATATGGCAATATTCAGCTTCAGCTTATGTAACCGAAGACCCGTATATACTATCAGGTCACCTGTTTTTCCTCCTAGATAAGCCGATGGCACCCAATGTAAAGAAGTATTTCCTCACCCAATTAAACTTTAATCAGCCGTTTAAGCAACAATTAACACTGTCAGGCACTGGCAGAAACCTTCATTATGTAATAGATCCCACTTTAGCAGAGAACTCAAGGATAGTTTATATAGCCCCACCTAACAATATGCCCGCCACCACACCTCAAAGACCTATAACGCTATCGATACGATCCAGACCAACGGTGTCATTACCACCAGATCTCCCCGGTGTTGAGTCAATAAATCAGGAGAAAGAGGCGGTAATTAAACAATTACGCACTGATACAGGTTTAAAAAACCACCCAAAACTATTCGCCACTACTTATAATGCCCTCAACGATGTAAAGGTACTATCACATCCCAGTGAAGGGGCATTAACATTAGTAGATATAGATGATACGTATATCCGTATGAATTTAAATAACGGTGACTCGAACTCATACTGGGCGTATAAATCCAACCCTGAGTTAGTTCGTTGTTTTAAAACAGATGATGCGTTCTTCATGAGCGATGTAGACGCACCGTTTTTAAGAACGCTTAAAGAGTTAATTGAACAGGAGATACAAGAGACAGAAACAGATATATTAAACTCTGATAACGGTGTC